ACCCACACCGTCGCCGAAGGCCACCATGTCGTCACTCGCTGGCAATGGACGATCTGGGGTCCGAAGTACCCGGTTTCGACGCAGATCGACGTGAGCGCCGGGCAGACCGTGCGGCTTGCGCTCGATCGCTATCGCGGCGTCAGTCCCGGCGTCTCGCTTGCCGGCGGCGTGTTCGGTCTGGCGGGCGGTGTCGTGATGGGCGCGCTTCAGTCTGGCGGCCAAGCCGGAGACCGACCTGATGGCGACTATCTGGATGTGGTCCCGTGACTCGCCTCGCCCGTCTCCGCGCCTGGCTGATCATCAGGGGTTGCTGGCGATACCTTCGACGTGATCCTGTTTCCGCGTGGTTACATCGCCAGGCAACAGGTGGAACAAGCGGCGGCGACGCAGAGAGCCATGCAGCACTTCATGGAGGCGGTTTTCGAGGAGAGCGCCGATGGGGTCCAGGAACGCATGGTTGAGCGGCCGACGATCCAATGACGAGGAAGCCCAGGAATGCGAAACCGGCTGATGCGGGTGAGGCGGAGGGAAACGCTGAAGACGCTCCGGAAGTTGAGGTTGCGCGAGAAGATGTTGCGGGCTTACCCGCCGATGGTGGCGACAGGGTGGGGGCCAGAGGGGCCGATTCCGACCCTGCCGGGCAAGTTGTACGATCAGCCCCCGACGATCAGTTGGGAGACGTCGATCTTCAAGTTGACAAGGGCCGCGAGACGGAAGTTCTTCTCGACGGCCCCACCCTCGCCCGAAACTGGCGCCGTCCCGGCCCGCACCCCGGACGAGGACTAGGCTGATGCCCGACTATCTGGCGCCGCCGGACCTATCCGGTGAGTCCGCGAAGAAACCGGACGAGATCGAGGATTATGCCTTCGATAGTTCCAACATTGCCTCTGCGCGGTACGACGGCGCGAAGGGCGAGGCGATCATCACCATGGCGCGGGATGGGAGCCAATACCTCGCCACGGGAGTGAGCAAGGAGCTGTGGTCCGATTTCAAACTCTCCGGCTCGCCGGGGAAGTTCTTTCACGCCAATCTCAAGGATTTGGTGGCGGGGAAGGTTTGATGGTATGCGATTGCCACTGAGAGGGATTTCATGAGCGCTCACCCGCACCCGGACGGCCCACGATTTCCGCTGCGGCTGGCGATCCCGATGAACGCGGAGATCGTCGCCGCGCTGGTTGAGCGGGCGGCCACCGAGAGCATTCCCAAGACGACGCTGGCGCGGAAGTTGATCCTGGAGGGGTTACGGAAATGACGATCATCGCGTGGCGGGATGGGGTGATCGCGGCCGACACCGGCCACTGGCAAGGCCCGATCGATGTCGGCCCGGTCCAGAAGTTGAAGCGCCTGGCTGACGGGACGATCTATGGTTGCGCCGGAGACTGCTCCGACATTCGCGAGTTCGAGGAATGGGCGGACATGGGATTTCCGACCGTGGAAAAACCGCCGAAATTCGAGGACTTCGCGGCGGTTCTGATGAAGCCGGACGGCACGGTCTGGCAAACGGACGGCCTGCGGCCTCCCTACGCCATGCCGGGCGAGTTCGGCGCCGTGGGCATCGCCGAGCGGTTTGCCCTGGGGTGTCTGGCCATGGGCGCGAGCCCAGAACAGGCGGTGGCCAAGGCGATCCAATACTGCGCCTATTGCAGCGGCGAAGTGGTGGTGGTGTCGTTGGACGATGATGGCGTCGCCGAACCCGACGAACCCGCCGTCAGCGTCGTCGACGGCCGAGACTGGCTCCGAAAGCGCGGACTGGCCTGATGGACCCATATGCGGAATTGGGCGTCAATCGTGACGCGCCGATCGAGGTGGTGCGCCGCGCCTACCGCAAGGCGGCCAAGAGGGCGCACCCGGATCACGGGGGCTCCACCGATGCGTTCACCAAGCTGAACCGGGCGCTGAAGGTCCTGACCGATCCGGAGCGGAGGGCGCACTACGACCGCACCGGAGAGGATGCGGAACCAAAGCCGGACGGCACAGAAACGCGGGCCATGCAGACCGCGTTTCAGGCCTTGGGCAACGTCATCGCCAATCTCCAGGCCCAATCGTTCAACCCCGAGACCATGGATGTGTTGGGCATGGCGGTCAAAGACCTCGGGATCGTGTTGGGCAAGATGGAATCGATAGCCAAACAGGCGCGGGCCAACGCCGACAAGGCCACGAAGTTGGGCAAGCGTTTCAAGGCCAGGAGGGGAAAGCCCGATATCATCGGCCCCATGTGGGCCGCCCATGTCGCCGGCCTTGAACAGCAGGTGGTGACCGCCCTGGCCGACAAGCCCGTGGTCGAGCGCGCCATCGCTATCCTGAAGGATCACGAGTTCGAGGTTCTGGCGCGGGAAGCGGCGCCCTATGGCCGCCCGCTATCGCCCTTTGCCACGATGCTTCAGTCGCCTATGGTCTAGGTCATGGCCCAGACCGCTCCCAAGGCGTCCAGCTATCTGAAGCTGCTGCCAGCCTTCTCCGCCGACCTTCGCATTTCCTCCAAGGAGGTCATGCAGTCGGACGAGCGGGGGACCAAGCTTGTTCTCTGGGAATCGCAGAAGCGCGCCTTGAACTTCGTCGGTAAGGGGCTCGATGACGGTATCCACACCTTTTACATCGCCAAGTCCCGCCAGCTCGGAATCACGACCGCGACGCTGGTGGTCGATGTGTTCTGGGCGGCGATGTTCCCCGGCCTCAATGGCTGCATCGTCACCGACACCGAGAAGAACCGGGACCGCAACCGTCAGATCATCGTCGGCTATGTCAATTCGTTTCCGGAAGGATACTTCGGGGATTACTTCACGATCACGACCAATAATCGCCAAGTCATCCGTTTCTCCAACGGGTCACAGTTTGAGTTGCTGGTCGCTGGTGTACAGAAGAAGAAAAGTACATCTTGGGGCGAGGGTTCGGGCTACAATTATTGCCACCTGACCGAGGTCGCCGCCTACGGCGACGTGGCTGGCCTGGAATCCTTGGAGGAGGGCTTTGCCCAGGAAAATCCAAACCGGGTGTTCATCTACGAAAGCACCAGCAAGGGCCACAACCACTGGCGGGACCGCTATCTTGAAGGCCAGTCTGATCCATTCAGCAAGCGCTCGGTCTTCATCGGCTGGTGGGCGGGCGACACCAACCGGATCGAGCGCAACGACGCGCGCTTCGCGATGTTCGGCGAGGCCAAGCCCAGCGGGGCGGAACTGGAGAAGCTGAACGCCGTCAAGCTCCTCTACGACTGGATCGTGACGCCGGAACAACTTGCCTGGCACAGGTGGCGCTCGGCCAACCCCTCCGCCGACCTGGACCTCTTGCAGCAGAATCAGCCGTGGACGGCCGACGAGAGCTTCGTGATGACCGGCTACTCGTTCTTCCAGACGAGGCAGGTCAGCAAGGACATCCAGGAAATCGCGTCTGGCGACTACGAGTACATCGCCTATCGCTACAACCTGACCAACAGCTTCTTCGAAATGACCCTGGTCCCGATCACCGATGAGGATGACCGCGACCTGATCGAACTTCGCGTATGGGAGCCGCCGGTTCCGGAAGGCAAGTATGTGATCGGCTTCGATCCGGCCTGGGGCCGCACGGACCATGGCGACCGAAGCGTCATCGCCATCTGGCGCTGCTTCGCCGACAAGATGGTGCAGGTCGCCGAGTTCGCCACGGCCAGCGTCGAATTGATCCAATGCACCTGGGTTCTGGCGCATCTGGCCGGGGCCTACAAGGACTGCGTGGTCAACATCGAACTCAACGGGCCGGGCCGGGTGGTCATGGTGCAGTGGAACCAGCTTCTGGCCCAGATGCGCGACAAGGTGACCAACGCCCAGGACGGTCCCTCGACATGGGAGGACGCCCTGCCGACCGCCCGCTGGTATCTCTACCACAAGCCCGACACCATGGGCGCGGGCTACGCCTACAACACCGACTCGTCGTCGCGGGTGAAGCAGGAGTTGCTGCACAATTTCCGGGGCCACTACTTCACCCGCGACCTGATGATCCGGTCCATCCCCCTGCTCCAGGAAATGCTGATCGTCGTCCAGAACGGCAATGTCATCGGCGCCCCGGAAAGTTCCAACGGCGACTGTAAGGACGACCGGGTGTTCGCCTCCGCCTACGCCGTGGCGGCGTGGCTTGATTGGCGCCGGGTTCCGATGATATCCAATGGAGAGACCTACGAGCGGGCCATGAAGCTCAAGGAAGAGGGCGAGTTGAGCATGAACGAGCGCATCAACAAGATCGCCTACGGCTTCATGCATAAGGCCATAGAGGCCCAGGCCACCGCCGACAACCGGCCCAAGTGGCTCGCTGACCGTGGCTTAATTTGATGGCCTACACCTTACAGGTCTTTGTCGGTTCCCGTCACGGGACCTGGGCCGTGAGCCCGCAGAGATTCGATGAACCGGCCGGCGCTGAAGCCGCCATCGCCACGCTCAAGGCGGCCGAAAAGAAAGCTTGCGCGACAGCGCTTCAGAGGCGGATTGTGAGAGTATGACCGACGATATCAGCCTGTCTCCAGCTTTCATGACCAGAGTAGATTTCGACTACTGGTGCGATGAGTTTGAGCGATGGGAGCCCATGCGATGACCGAAGCCTATCCCGAACCCAAACGCGGCCCCGGTCGTCCGCCGAAGCCCCCCGCCGCGCCTCTCGAAGCCGAGTCCGAAACCGTCAAAATCCTGCCGATGTCGTCCGCCCCTCATGACGGCAAGCCACTCTGGCTGACCGCCAACGGGGCGACGTGGGTCAGGGCGGCCTGGAGGTCGACGCGGGTCATGGACTACGAGAAGCGCCGGTTCGTGCCGGCCGGTTTCTGGGTGTTCCAGAACACGGTCAGGAAGATCGACTTCGAGCCGACCGGCTGGAGCGAACTCCATGAGTGAAACCTATCTGGGCTCCGAGACGGTGGCGGCCGAGGGCTACCTACAGCCCAAGAGCTACCGCATCTTCTGTCTCTGCAACCGCTGCGGCAACGAATATTCGTGGGTGGCGAAGTCCCCCGGCGGAAAGGACCGCCCATGCCCGCGCAGGGCGTGCAAGGCCGAGGCCATGGAAGAGGACATCATGGAGCGGGCCGAGCGGCTGGCAACCATGCTGGCCGAGCAGCGAGCCCCGGCCGTGGTCGGGGCCAATAACCAGGTCCGCGCCATCGACACGACCGCCGAGATTGTCATGCAGGACTACAACATGACCGATCTGAAGACCAACGTGCGCGAGGGCGAGGGGGTGGCGCCGAAGCTGCCGGCGGCGCAACAGCGTCTGGCGGACGGGTTCTTTGGCGGCAAGGCGATCCGGGAAACGCAAGGCAAGAGGGTGGGCGACCAGATGCAGCGCATCGCCGCGCGGGCGATCAAGGGGGCTTACGGCGCCTCGCCCATCAACCCCGGCGCCATTGCCGGCGGCAAGCCCGGAGTAAAGATACTGCGGCGGGTCAGTGGACCGATCGCGCCGACGCAGGCGCCAGTCAGGCAGTTGGGCCGGGGCTAGGAGCCCTGCGTCGCCACCAGCTGCATGATGGCGTCCTGATTGTTGAAGCTGGCCCCGAACGCCTGGACTCCCTCGACAACCTGCGTCTCGCCATTGGCGTAGGTCACCAGGACTTCCTTGGCGATGGCGTCATAGGTGGCGAATCTGACGATGGAGCCCAGGATTTGATAGGTCCATGTAGCGTTCGGATTTGGAAGCTCGGTCACGCCTACTTCTTCCTCGCCCCGCCCTGAAGCAACTTGAGCGCGCCCTGCGGGTCGTTCTTCTCCAGCTCCTGAAGTTGGGCCGCCTTGGCCGCCTCCCGCCGCTCCAGGCCGGCCACGAGGTTCTCCACGCCGCCGATGTCGGAGCGCTCAAGCACGTCTTCCGCCGAAATCGCGCCGATCTTGAGCAGGTCATACAGCAATGCCTTGGCCTCCGCCGCGAAGGCGGGCGAAGAGGAATGCGAATCGACCATCAGGGTCACGCCGTCATCAAGGTCAGCGAAGTGGAAATAGATCGGCACGAGGCCTGGCGCCGGCGGTGTGATCAGCGGATTGGCGGATGCCTTCTCGCCGCCGGCCGCCGCCTCCGGAACCCACGCCACCAGCTTGGTCGCCTCGTGCGCCTTGGCTTGGTCCAGCATCAGGCCGCCGAGCGACTCCACCGACCGCTCGATCAATAGGGCCGGGTCCTTGAAGCGCGGCGAGGATTGCTGGACCAGGGTCTCGGCATGGCCCTGCGAGCGCACCCCCGCCTCGCCGCGCCCCTTGGTGATCGGCGGCTTGCCGCCAACCTCGTCCATCATCCGCTCGTATTCGTGCAGGGTCTCATAGAGCCCGGCAGGGACTTCCGGGGCGACGTTCTTGACATCCGCTGTCGGCACGGTGTCCGCCCACCAGCCGCCCGGCTTGTTCAGCTTGGCGACCACGTTCTGATTGACGCCCGACCCGCCCTTGAAAAACTTCGGTGGGTCTTCCTGCTGGCGAAGCAGTCTGGCGATGCCATTGACCCGCGCGTTGATGGCTTCTTGCAGTAGCAGGACGTTGGCGATTTCCGGCCATGCCCAGAAGTAGCCATCCAGCGGCGAGGGGCAAACCTCGATAAACGGATGCTTTGCTTTCAGGTATGGGCTGTCGGCCTGGCTGTCTGTGTTCCAGCTCATGAAATTGGTGGTCTGGTACTTGCCGCGAATGAGCATGTCGTCGCCGACCAGCCAGAAGGTCGCCCAGTTCTCCCGCTCATCATCCCAGACCCAAAGTTCGTCCATCTGGAGCATGGACGCCTTCATGTCCGCGCTCATGGTCGGGCCGATGCTGGACATCCAGTCGACGGTATTGCGGCCCTGAGCCGGCGGGTCATTGGCCCCGCGATAGGGTTGGAACGAGCCGACCACGATCTGCATCCCGGCGTTCATCACCGGGCTGTCGGCGATCTTACTGACGTAGGAGCGCGCCTTGCGCTTCAGTTTGGCCTCGTCCGGGTGGCCGGCGATCATCCGGTCAAACTCATATTGCGAAATGTACATGCGGTGGTTGAACGCATCCATGTCGGTGTCGAGCGAGCCCCGGCTCTCCTGAAGCACGCCCATGGACTCCGGCTGGATCAGTTCAGGCTTGAACCCCGACCCCTTCCAGTTCTGCTTGATGAAGGTCTTTCCCTTGACCATGGACCACTTCACGCTGTCCGATATCAGGGTGTCGGTGTCCGACTGCCGGGCCATCTTCCGGAGCGACGCCGACGCCGCGTCCCCCTTGGCCTTTTCCTTGACGTTGGGAAGGTCTGGATCGGTGATCAGCCATTTGAGACTGACCGGAGAATAAAGCAGGCTGCTGAGATCGTCGATATAGGCTCCGGTCTTGTTATAGACCGCCGCGTCGGCCGCCGATGACGCGCCGTACAGGAAGTAGTTCTTGAAGGTTGCCCCGCGCTGGATGCGCTCCGCCTGCGATGTCATGCATTGATTGGCGACCTCCTGAACGAAGCCTTCCAACCTCTTGGGGGGAATACGCATTCAGTAGTATCCGGTTGTCATTCTAAGTAAACCCGCAAAAGATTACGTTGACACGACTGATTTCGCCACCTTATTCTTCGCGTCGTCACCCCGGTAGGCTCTCTCGCCGGGTACTTCAAACCCAAGGAGACTTTCGATGATCACGCGTTCCAAGCGTCACAAGGGCCGCAAGGGCCGGAAGTAATTCCGACCTCCCCGGCGGTCCGACTTCCTCCCCTGGCCGGCCGCCTGGGAGCCTCTTTTTAGGAGCTTAAGT